TTAAGATTGTTTTTCTTCTTCATCTAGATTTAACACTTTTGCTGCATTGTTATCATATAGCTTTAAAATCGCCTCTGTTATTATGTTTGGAGTATTTTCTCCCATTATTACCTCTACTTCTATATCCTCTGCTTTCATATATATACCTCCTATAAATAAATTTAAAGTTTATTACTTTACATATTTGTTTATATTACAATTTTAACATAATTTTATATATAATCTATTATTCTATTGGTGGCGGTAATTTTGTAATACCTGCCCAATATCCATTTTCATATTTAATTAAATTTAAAGAGTGATGCCTTTTTAAATTAAATAAATCCTCAAGTGTAAAACCTTGCTGTTGAAATTCTTCTTTTAATTCATTGTAGTTTGTTTTATCAGATCCACTTATTAATATATAACTTGTATTAGCAGTTCTTAATTTCTCTCTTATTTTTAGTTCATTAATATACATTGTTGATATTATAAACTTACCGCCAAATTTAGCACATTGACTAAGCTTTTCACCTACAAATATTTGAGAACTATTTAATTGGTTTAATTCATCTGTAATAATATTTACTGTTGTTCTATCGTATCTATTGGGTATCTTAGCAGCTCTCATTTGTAATGCTAACCATATTTTCGTAAGCCAATAAGTAGTTATAATATCACGTTCTTCAGGTGTCCCAAATCTGTTCTCAGGCATTTTTATAAATATAGCTTTATTCTTTTGTATTTCATCAGCTAAATTAATATTATCTTTAGTATCTTTTTTAAGCATAAGTTCTAATACTGTATTTTTCTTTAATTTATTAACTCTATTAAGTATCCCTTGAACATAACTTATTCTAGTTCCTATTACTTCAGGTGTATTATCTTTGTTTCCCTTACTCCATTCATCCAGTTCCTGTAATGCCAAAACATATTCCTCTACATTTTCTTTTTGCTCCTCTGGAATTTTATGAATATACTCATACCTTAATACATGATCTTGTAATATTTGAAACACATCTTTTATAGGACCATTATTAATAAAAACAACTATAGCCGCTGCATCTAAATATCTTTCCATTCTTGCCTTTAAATCACTATCATCATTAATAGAATTAATTAAATACTCTAATTGATTAGTTTTAAGTTTAGCATTATTATATTGCTCTAGGGGTTCTTCTGTTTCAATATCCAACTCATTATATCCTAATCCTTCTAAGTTCTTAAAATTACTTAAATCTATTTCAAGTATTTTTTCACCTGGCACATACTTCTTTATATCTTCACTTAAACCACAGTTTTCTATAAAATCTAATACTATTACACATTCTCCTGTCTTTAAACTATCATGAGATAAATTACATAATGCTGTTGTTTTACCACTTCTAGTAGGTCCAACATAAACAAAGGCCAAGTTTTTATAATCCTTATCTGTAGTGAAATAAGCCATTTGATTCTTACCTTTGAAAGTATGATCTCCTAATCTTTTTTTACCGTTTTGAAGCTGAATAGGTATTTCGGTTTCTAAAATATCTATTTTTTTAACACTGCTGTATTTTTGTAATAAATCCTTTCCTGGTAGCTCTAAAAAGTTTTGGCATTCACTTGTACTCATCTTATTAACCTCAACATTTTTTAATGTAAAATCTGTTGGGTTAAAATTTGTTTTAACTTTCTTATATATAAGTTCATTATCATTACTTATGGTATTAAAACTATTCATAACAGCTATAGCATTATTTCGCTTATTAGATAAATCATTTGCTTCACTCATAACAAGTATTTGTGTGTTTAATATAGTTGCTTCTTTTTTATTAACTGTAGATGTTGTTAATTTTTTCTTATCATCTAACATAAGTGAAGTTACAGCAACTTCTGTCAATGTAGTTTTGGGCTTTGTCTTTCCTCCTAAAAATTCTGTTATAGCATCTGCAAGTTCATTTATCATATCTAAGATAAAGTTAATTGTTACTTTAAATATAAAACTAGGATTAAACTTTTCTCTATCAACAGGATAATTTTCTCTTATTTTTTGTATAGTTCTATCATGTTCTTTTCGCCAAGATCTTTGCCCTGTTGGAATAAAATTATAAAAAATACCTACTTTATCACCTTCATGCATTATATCAAGAACATTAAATATACTATTTAATGGTTCATTACATTTTTTATCTAGATTTAAACTTAAAGCATCTTCTTTAGCATAAACAAGTTGATGTTTCAAGCAGTTTCTATCAAATTGAGGAATATCTTCTACAGTTTCTATTGTAGCTCTTCCCCATACAGCACTTATCTTTTCTTTCATTAGTTGTTCATATCTACTTGGAACTATAAAATAAAATTCAACATTATTCTTCTCAATGTAAATATAAAAAGATACTTTTGCTGGGCATTCATAGGTCCATGCCTTTGCTTCTTTGTGTATTCTATTTGTAATAGTTCTGTGCAAAGTCTGAATCGTTTTAGCAATAGTCGCTGAGTTGTAATTACGAATTGATGTATCTGGTGTAATTTTAAGATAAGTATAAGTTGGTTTTATTATTTTAAAATAGTCGTTTATTTTTATACTTCTAACTTTTCTAAAATCGTCTAAAGTTAATTTAAACACTTTATTTCCTCCTTAAATTACTTTAGATAAACATTTAATCATAAAATATCCAGCCATACTACCTATAGTTATTTTACTACCCTTTTTATAACCCATAGAATAAGATAAAAATCCGATCAAAGCTATAAATAAAAATATATTCATAGAGTTTTCATTAAATTTGTACCATATAGGTTTTAATAGATGGCTTGGGTGCCAAAAATAATCATTAAAAGTACTTATATTATCAACTAATGTCTTTAAATTTTCTCCAATAGAATCTGTCTTGTTAAAAAATTCTTGTGCTGATTTCATTCCAGGTAATTTATTGCCATCTATTAATGGTGTTGTTGGTGTATTTTCTAACTCACCATATTGAGCTATTGATGTTAATAAATTTAATATGTTCATAAAGAATCCCTCCTATTTTTTTGAAAGAGCATCTATCCATAGGAAATATTTAATTAAAAATGTTATAGCTCCAAAAGCTAAGCCATACTTAAATAATATTTTACCTATCGCCTTATGATCTCCATCGTTTAAAGATTCCAAAATATCTTTAACTGCAAATCCAGCCATAATCCACATAGAACCCATTTTTATAACTTTCCATACTTCAAAACCTATTTTGTTAGCAGAATTCACTGCATTATCTGCATTTGCTAAAACTACATTAGGTAAAATGCATTGAGTTACAATAATTGAATTTATAATTAAAGCTATTTTCCCCATTGTTTTTAATAATTTTTTCTTCTTATTGTTTTTACGTTTGCAATACATAAAAGCAATTTTCATTCTAATCCTCCTGAATAAATTGATTTATAATTGGAAATATTATATATAAGTGAAGGGAAGTGTTTTTAATGTTCACAGGTTTTTTAGTTGCTGCTGGTGCATATGTTATAGCAAATGGTGTGCTTATACTCTTATATTAGTTATTAATTATTCGTAAACATTAATTGATTTTATATAAAATAGTAACATTTTAAAAATTAATAGCATAAGCTAGAAGTGTAATGCAGTGTAGCGAGAGCAAATGAAGTTCACTTTTAGCGACATGGGATAAGTCTAACCCTTTGGTTGGGCTTTATTTTTTTGCTCATATATCAATTTCATCTTCATAATTATGTCTAAATTCATTACCTAAACTTTTGCATTTTAAAAAGCATTCTATAGCCTTTTTTACAAAGCAGCTCTTATCACTTTCAGCCATTACATAATCATATAGTTTAAGATCTCTTTCATCTTCCTTAAAACTTACTTGCACTCTTTTAGCCAAAATATACATCTCCTTTTTAATTACTTTTACACACATTTAATTAACTTTCATCATTTATACTTAAAAGTCTGTATACACCTTTGTGTGTATTTTTCATTCTTTTAATATATTTATATGTACATATACACAAAAAGTTGACTACTTAATCTATAATTTATACTAAAAAGCTTTTTATTTGATTAATCAATCTTTTTAAAAGTAAAAAAAAGAACAGTTCTTACTGCTCTTCCTCATAAATAATATCTTCTATATGCATATTTAATTTTTTAGCTACTTTATATATTATCTCTAAGCTAGGTTGACTTTTATTAGATTCATATCTGCTATATTGTTGACTATTAATCTCTAAAAAGTCCGCAAAGTCTTTAGCAAATCTATATCCCTCCTGTAATCTAATCTCCAAAAATCTATTCTTAAGCCCCACAACATCACCTCAAATTAACATTAGCATCACACAATTATCAATATATGGTATATTCTATATAAATTTACCATTTCCCTTTATATGTTTAAAATTTGTGGTAATGGCAAAAATCTAAATGGTGGTAATATGAAAAGTAAAATAAGAATAGATTTGTGTATAACAATAACTTTTATAATGATGGTATGCATATGTATACCTCTATTAATTAGAAGATAAAAAAGAAGTAACCCCTTAATTGGAGATACTTCTTTTTTATTTTTCTAGTTTTTTTAATCAGATTACTTTTATTACTTATTCTTCTATATTATCAATAGCACTATTTTCTATGTCTTGTTGATATTTTTCAAACTCGTTAAGTACAGCAAGTACACCTTCTATGGCTTTATCTACGCCATTTATACCGTCTATAATTTCATCTCCTAGTATAAATTTAACACGCTTAGTTTTAGCAAATTCTATTATTTTTTCTAGTCCATCCTTAGAGCGTGTTATTCTATTTATATCCTCAGAGAATATTATATCCCCTTCTTTTATATTCTCTAATAATTTATTCATTTCTACTCTATTTGGATCAAGTCCACTTCCAATGTCTATATAAATATCCTTTTCGCTAGCACCTTTGCTTTTTACCCATTCTATTTGTTTTTCTAAACTTTCTTTATTTCCATTGGCACTTCTACAATATCCGTATAACATATAACGCCCTCCATTTATCATTCTTTATAATGCGATTTTATCAAATTTAATTTATTTTTACCAATTTTATTGCTGTATTATTTTTAAGATTAGACAAGTAAAGAAACTTTTCTACTTTATTTAATTCAACCCAAACAGGTTTTGCCTTATCTAAACAATACATATAATATCCGTTTTCTCTTCCATTGTCTTCTGCTGGTGCAACCGCATTGGCTACACCAACAAATTTAAGTTGAAGCTCCTATTAGCAAGCCTGTTAATAAACTTATAACCACCTTTTTCATTTTTTAATCCCCCTATTCCCGCTTTAACAATTCTTCTCTTTCTTTTAATAGATTCCTAAGTTCTTCTATGTCCTCTAGTGTTGCTTTATTCCTGATAAAGCTTCTAGCACTGCTACGACTTTTTAAATAACTAGCATGCTCTCTATTTTTATTTTCCCAGTTTTGATTGGCTATTGTCTGTTTAGATTTTCCCACTTGAAAACCTCCTACATAACTATTTTAAATATCAAGCATACTAATAGAGCTATAACAATTAATTTTATGGATATCTTTAGTATTAATTTAATTAATATTTTTAAATCTTTACTCATATTAATTAAGGTGGTATTATAAGAGTGAGGGAGGAGTTTTCCTCCCCTGTGTTCATAACAAATCATATAACTGTTTAAGCAACATTATTATGATTGTTATTTTTACTAGTAGCTTGATGACTATTCCCAGTAGTTTATCAAGCTTTTTCAATTTTCTTATTAATTTGACCACCTTTTTTTCTCACCTCCTTACAATTATAATTATACTACACGTAGTATAATAAATCAATACCTTTTATGATAAATTTATATAAATTATAATAATTTTTCCAATAAAAAAAGAGGGTACTTCGATAATGGAAGTACCCTCAAAATTGAAAGTTTATATATTTCTAATTGATTAATTTTTCTACATCTGGATATAATAAAAATAGACCAATACATAGCACCAATATATAAATCCATACAAAAAGAACCCCTTTTATTGGGGTTCTTTTTGTAAAATACAGAGGTCTATGAGTAACTTATAGAAAACTATTATATTTATAATTCTACAAATGTTAAAAAATTCCTTTAAATAATAAAAAATAGGTAACTATACATAAAACTACAGTTACCTTTTCCAAAAATCTATAATACTTTCATAAAGTCTATTATCTCCTTTGCGGTTAAATACCTGTCTTGTCCTTTTATATTTCTAATGTTATTCCCTTTTGGAACTTTTCCGCCACCTGCAAGATAAATAAAATCGTATTTAGTTACATCTATATCTCTATTTTCTTTTAATGGACAATTTAGTTTATATGCTAAATATTCAGCGGCTCTTTTATCCACATGATTATTAAAAATAACTAGTTTATTTTTTGCATTTTTCTCTTCTGATGTTATGATATATTTAGTTACATTCCATTTTATATTGTTTTTTGTTAAAATATAACCTATTGTTCTTTCGAACGTGTTATATTCATTTGATCCAGTAATTAAAGTATTTAAATAAGATGTATAATCCTCTTTATCTCCACCTATAGCAAATACATTTGTCACATCTTTATAGTTATAATGTCTATGTGCCTCTATTGTTGAGCAACTTAAAAAGTCTCCTAGGTACTCAGCTGCATTTTTATTCAATCCGTATAAATAGCAAATTATATTTTCCACTTTTTTATTTTCCTCCTTTTGTTGAATAGGTTTAGGACTAGAATTTATAAATATTCCATCATAAAAATTATTCATATCAACATTACCATTTACACCATTTACACGTCCTGTCTCTGTATATTGATGACCGACAACTGCAAACTCCGTTTGCATAGGTGTATTAACTCCATAATGAGCTATCCAGCCTTTGTATTTCTTTACTCTACTGTCTAGGTTGTCCCTTCCAAAATATCCACCAGTATAAATCATACAATCTATACCACTTAAGGCTTTGAATTTGTTTAAAAACTCTATGCATCTATCAGATATTTGCTTTTGGCTTCTCCCTTTATTGTTAGTTTCTATATCTAAAGTAGGTATCACATTAAACTGTTTTCCTTTTATAGCGTTCCAAAAATCTATAGCTTGTTGAGTAGGACTTGTTTTCTCCGACATGAAGTGATAGAACCCAATGTTTAGTCCTTGTGCTTTTGCTCCATTATAGTGTTGGTTTAAGTAAGGATCTACATAATCTACTCCCTCAGTAGCTTTTATAATTACTATATTACAACCACTAGACTTTACAGCACTGAAATTTACTGTACCATTATGCATACTTATGTCTATTCCTTTAGCCATCTTATAACCTCCTTAAAGTTAAAGAAGAACAAGTATTAAACCTGCTCTTTTTTTTCTGTACTTTGTTTAATTAGTTGATTAGTGTATACTGCTGCACCTGTAGCCAATATGCCTTGAATTATTGCATTTGGATTTAACCCCATTAAAGATATAGATCCAATTATCCCAACTACTAATAAAATCCACGGAATAGTCCAATCTTTAATTTTACTAGTTTGTTTCAACATAATACCTAGTACATATAAAGCTGGTATTAATATTAAAGCTTGTTCTATAATATAATCCATTAAGTTGATTTCCATAAACATTCCCCCTAAATAAATTTAGCTACTGCTGCAGCTAATCCAGCAATAACTATATATTTTATTACTTCATATTTTAAATTTTCATAAGTTTTAGAGCCTTTACTTTGTATTTTTTCTATAGAATCAGCTATTTTTTCTATATTTTTTTCAATAGCTTCAATAGCTGTAAATATTCTATCAAATTTTTCTTTTGTTTCTCCTTTACTTATTTCAAGTTCTGTGATTCTTTTTTCAAGATCTTTTCTTTGTTCTTTACTTTCCTCGATTTGATGCCAAATAGATTTTATTTTATCTTCTATGTTATTAATTTGTATACAATCTTTACAATCATTCATGCTGCACCTCCAGTAATTAAAAATAGGCAAAATAAAAAGACCTAATATGGTCCTTACTTTGCCTTTATAAATTATTTATTTGTGTCGCTTTATTTATCTATTGTGTAGTAATTATTCTTTGTAATCTTTATTTGTAATTTCCTTAAATTCTTTTTTTGTAATGCATCCCCATTTTGTGGCTTCTTCTATCTCCTCTAGTGTTAAATATCCAGGATAAAATGTTTTGTAAAATCCAAAAAGTTGTGACATTATATACTACCTCCCTCTAATTTTTGTATCTTTAGATTTAAAGTATTTACTGTACTTGCTAATTCTTTTAACATAAAATCTTTCTTTTGATTTTCTACGCTTAAATTATTTACAGTTTTTATTAACTGTTCTTTTTCTGCATCTGTATTTTGTGAAATATCTTTTTGGTTTTCTTTTATAGTTGTGTTAATTTCATTTAATATATTATTATATTCATCTTTAGATATTTCTATGGTGTTTGGATTTTTATTTTTATCAATATTTCCATCATATTCACAAATACATAAAGTCTCATCTTGATTTAATATAAAGTATCCTTTATTTATATCTAAATTATCATATATATAATTAGTCATCATTCCTTTATATATTTTTAGATTATCAATTATTTTTATATACATTGATTTCCTCCTTATATTTATATAATACTTTTTATTATTCCGATTATATCTACCTTCATTTTTTTCATCTCACCAGTTTCTACATTAAATAAAACAAGATTATAACTGTTATTACTACATTCCATAATAATATAGTTATCTTTTACTATAAACCGTTCTATAGGTTTGATTTCATCAAAAGAAGAACCACAATCTTTTATTAATGTAAAATTTTCATTAAAAATTTGTAAGGTATAAACAGAACCTCCACCACCATTTTTAGAACCGTAAACATAAAACTTATTATCATTTGTTATATGTTTATAATAAAAATCTTCCATAAAAGAAACTTTAGTTCCATACTTGGTAGTAATTAATATTCCTCTAACTATTCTATCTTCACCACCAATTCGTATGTTAGAACCAATATACCATATAATATAATCATTGGTTATATCCTGAGGTATTACCGAATCAGGTTTAACATCTTGTGTCCAATTATGAACTGTAAAATTTGATGGTATACTTACGGTTCGTATAAGAGTATTGTTGTTATTATATAAATATACTGAGGCTATTTTTTCAGAATCTTTTGCCCATATTCCTTCTTCTTCAACATAAGTCAAAACAGACTTTCCATCAGTATGCGACATTAGTTTATCAAATACATTTGTTTTTATTCCTTTTATAAGAGCTCCTGTAACACCAAATATATTTTTACCGTTTAATATATTTTCAGGTATTAAATTTGGATCACCGGCACCAACTTGTGGGCCATCATCATTAGTAAATGTAAATCCAGCTAAAGCTTGATTGGGTTTAAGGTTTCCACCACCTCCTTTACCCTGTAATATAAAATCCACGCCATTATAACAAAGATTGTAAGGAATATTTGCTTTTAAATTTTTTATAATATTTCCAAAACAATCTTTTATATATTTAGCACCTAAATTATTTATATTTATAGTACAATTACTTGTAGAATTATTTTTTATAAACAATGTAAATCTAGATCCTTTTTCTAAACTAGTAATTTTATCACTAACACCTACATAAGCATTAGTTCCAGTAGCTTCTACTATTGGGTAACTATCCTTCGTAATACCAGCCAAATCCAACTTAACTGATTGAAATAAATTATCTATACTTTTATTTATTTCTTTCTGATTACCGCCTTCTAGATGTAAAAAAGTTTTATTTGAATTAATTACTGAATGATCCCAATTTAACCTACTAACTTCAGCCGTAACATTTGCCGCGTTACCTATTGCGGCATTTATTTCATATTGCCAGCTATAAGGTCCTTGTGCCTCTGGTGCATAGTAATCTCCATATTGCCCTGCACTAACATATCCATATAATATCTCACCTTCATCTGGATCTTTTGCAAATAACCCTAACTCGCAGATATAAATAGCTTCCTTTACATCTTTATTAGTTATATTACCTATTATTGTTGCACTTTTCATCTCTGGATTAGCTGTTATAGATGTTATTGGAACATCTAATTTAGGGTCTAATAATGCTAGTAAAGTAACAGGATTTTGTGTTTCAATTTGTCCTGAACCAACTTGCATTTTTGTGAAATGTATTTCTTGGCCAGCTTGTGCTTTAGCGTATAATGCCATTCCTTGATTGGTTATGGACATATTTTTAAATAGAGCCAACTTCTTCAACTCCTTTCATTTCTATTGTACTTTTAGTTATTCCTTGTACGATAAAGTATGGATTTTGTTTAAAGTTTATAAGTTCTTTAGGATTATAACTCATGTTTATAGTTTCACTTTTTGCCATGGATACAATCATACCCGAATATGGTTTAAAACCTACTATAGATTTACCTATATAATTTACTCTAACTCCTTCGGGCTTGGGTACTATGTACCCATGCTGAATTAAATCTTGTCTTATTTGATTTACATAGCCAGTTATATAGGCATTAAAGGACATATCCTGATTATCTTGTAGTTCTAAACCTATATCTTTGAAAATATTATCCCAAATTTCATACATTTGTGGAATTGTTCCATCCCACATATTCATAGCTACTTTTGCTTTTAATACTAATCTATATGTTTCATCATCTAACACTGGGTCATGGCCATTTAATGGTTGAAATGTTAGTACTCTTTCTCTACCAATAATAGTTCCTAATGTATCTAATTGTTTACCTATTGCATAATCTAAATCAAAGTTTATATCTATAGATTTTATAGCTAAATAAGCATGGTCTAAAATAGTTAAACTACTACTTAACCATGCTATAAATTTAGGTTTGTCCCTATGCTGAGATGTTATATTATCTACATATTTTTCTATAGCCATAACATCACCTTCTAAATAATATTTGCAGTTATATAATTAATATTTCCTCTGCAAACCTCATTAAATTTTAATTCTATATCATCTGGCTTTTGTTCTTCTTCTACCCTTGCAGCAGTTATACCAGTTATAGAAAACATGGGGTCCATTAAGTTTGGCATAGCTTGTAATGCTGCTCCCCACAAACTAGAAAGAGACAGGTTTGCGCCTATCTCCATTGAGTTTAAATATGTTTGTAAATTTTTTTTAATAGATTCTGTTGTCTCTGTAGTATATCCGCTTAATGGTTTTATGTTTATTGTTACTTCTATGTCTATATATGTTGGTCTAAAAAATCTAATTGGTGGACCCTCAATACCCTTTATCTTTATGGATACATCTCCATTTGTATAACATCCAATTCCTTTATGAATTCTAATAGCTTCAGCGATTTCTTTATCTTCTCCGCCCTCTGCTACTACTGTAATTGAATGTGGCGGTAATCCTAATTGATCTATTTGATTTGTATCATTTTCATATACTCTAGATCTTTTTACTTTCTTGACCTGTGCTACTGCTCCGCTGGTTCCCTCTAATATAGTTAAACTGGCTTGGGCAGTGCTTTGGCTTTGTCTTTTTCTTAGTTTAGGGTCCTCTTCTACATAGGCACCCAGTTCAGCATTTACTTCATTATAAACGCCATTCCAACCAAAGGTTGGATTATATATCTCTGTTATATCTCCTGGGTTTGCAACTATAGGACCAGGTATTTGACATACAGCCACAACTTCTATTTGTCCACTTTCTGGTATGGTAACTGTATAAGGTAAAATCCATTTTATATTACCTTTATCCGTAACTATTCCATTCTTAATAGTAGTATTTTTTACCCCACTAATAATTACTGGACATTTACTATAATCTTTTGCTTTTCTTTTTATCCCATTTATTTTTACTATGCTATCTAGTCCCGTACCTATTGCTGTATTAGGTGCTCTATTATTATAAACAGATTGAGATATTTGGAAAGCATCATATATTTTCTCTGAAACAGTTGCAATCCATTGATAGTCCTGGCTATCTTCTCCAAGATATATATCTTGGCCAAAGATTAATCTTGCATCTTCTACAAGTCTATCTCTTACATCAATATAAGTGGGCATGTGAAGCCCCGTTTTGTCTATATAAGGAGCAAAATAAGCCATCTAAATTCCTCCCTTTAAAAGTTCATCCCAATAAGGACATCACCATATTGGGATATTATTACACAACTAAATGAATAGTTTCTATTTTCAATTTTACTTTCAAATTTTTTTATACTAACAACTCCTTGAGTTTTTGATATTCTTTCTTTAATTATGTTATCAACGATAATTTTACTGTCCATGCTTGCTGAATTACCTAATATATCTTGAAAAAGTGGTAAACCTTCCTCTTTATTTTCCCACCACTCTTCTTTTAATAATAAAAGACGTGTCTTTACTGCTTGAGATACTGCATAAGTGCCATAAGTTATATTTTGCTGTCCTTTCCCGAAAGAATAATCACCGTTTTCGTCTAGCATTCTGTATCTCATGTTGTAGTTAACACATCCTTTCCATTAGCCTTAACCTTTGATGCATTCATATTAATTTCCCCTGGTTTAATGTCTATAGATGTAGTTCCATCTATAGTTCTTAATTGACATGAATCTGTTGAATAATTTTTTATTCTATTTGGTTGAGACCACATTCCTAATATACATATACCATCTGACAAATCATGGCGTCTTTTTTCAATTTGATTTTGGATACCTCCATAACTAAAGAATGCATCTATACACATGTCTGCAAATATTATTAAGCATTCATCTCCTTGCTTTACTGGCATTGTAAGGCAATATTCTCCTGCTCTAGGAATAACTATAGGTACATCTAATAGTAATGGTAGGTTAACCCACTCTTTTGTAAAATCTGGTTTAGTTATATGTTCTCTTAGTGCAAGTTGCACAGTTACTGTTTGTGTTTCAGGATCAAAAGATTGAATGATTCCGGGGGAGGCAACTCTTAAAACATTTTTCCATGAATCCCCCATGCTTCTAAACATTTCAGTATCAGAACCAATAATTTCATTTAAATTTCTATTTTTCATTAAATCACCACCTAGCTTGAAACAACAGGTATTGCACCGCCTAATTGGTCTATAGTCTCAAACTTTACATACCAGTCATTTCCTCTTGTATCTCCTAAATATTCAAGTTTTATAACTCTATATATACCATCCTTATCTAATGATCTAAATAAAGGTGGCAAGGAATCACTTAAACTACTTTCATTATTTGTACTATTTGCACTTGGAACTATTCCACCGTCTGCATCTATTAAACATTTAGGTCTACCGAATTCCGGACTTCCATATAAAGCATGGTAAGCAACTTGATCTTGTGGAGCTTTTCCCTCTCTACCTCTAGCAGCATAGCAATGACCATTACCAGCATATATAGCGATATGATGGCAGGCACTATCTTTCCCCCAGAAAACCATATCTCCTGGTTTCGCTTCTGATTGTGAAATAAATTTGCCACCTTCGCTTTTAACTTGTGCATATTGATTCCATGTAATATCTTTGACTTCTAAGCCTGCTACTTTATAGCAATGCTTAACAAAAGAACTACAATCCCAATATTTTATACCGCCAACTGTTTGGCCTCTGTAATCTTGGCTATATTGTACGTTAGGGTCATCACAAATTTGTTTTGCTTCTGAGATAATCTTATTCCTGGTATCAGTTGTAGCTCCACCGCCTTCGCTTCCTATTGCTGGTACTGAATTAGAACCACTTAAATCTATTCTTTTAGCTCTTACTAAACTGTTATCTATATGAATTAAACTATTTAATTTTATCTGGGGATTCAATAAACATTGTCCAGCTATTCCAAAATCAGTTTGCTCAGGAGTACCTATTAATCCAGTTTTAGGATTTAATTCAAATATTTCATTTTTCGGTAAGTCCTTTAGGTTTATCAAGTTTAAACTTCCATTATCCATGTAATATTGTAAATTATTACTTTTAGCAATTTGTCTTAAATAATCAGAAGATTTACCAAAAAAGACTTTTCCTCTTGTAAGTTTCTGACCTTTTAGATTATCCGCTATACTACCTAAAGATACAGGACTTTGAGCTTTACTAACTATATGATCTACCATACTTCTTGCAGTTTGCCCTCTCATTATAGAAAAATTAGCTACATCAAAATTAATGGCCCTATCTGAATCAAGAGCGATTATTGTTAGCTTATAGGTTGTTGCATCTTCTTTTTCCCTTATAGTCTGTAATATATCACCGTCAAAAATAAGGCCGAATTGAGTCCCTTCATATCCCGCCTCTATTGTCACCCTGACCCCATTTATCATAATTGCATTCTCTGTTTGGGCATTAAGGTTATATATTGCTATTTCTGATGTATTAGGTTCCATCATTATAGTTTTGCTTATATTAAAAGTACAATGTAGCTTTGAAACATCTAAGGCATTACCTTTTGAATCTGAAACAGTTATTCTGTATCTCCTTCCAAAGAGTATATCTCCCTCTTTTTCTGAACCTTTAACAACCTGATAATTGGTGGCTTCAATATTTATCGATTGGCCGGAACTATTCTCAATGTTAGCACTACTTGCACCTGAGCTACCCTTAAATTTATTATAATATTCGTTAGCTTTTTTTATCCTTCTATCAAGATGTGCTAAAGCCGCATTAGGTCTCTCCCAACAAAAGCACATAGCTTTTGTTAAGTCTGATATGCTTCCCTGGCCTTTCATGAATTTATCATGTGATAAATATCCACCTTTATTTATCCACTCTAAAGAAGCACCTGTATTTCCAACTTTTCCTGATAATTCAGCCCACATAAAGTTTAGCTGATGGTTTAGGCTTTTCCCATATGCTTCAAGCTTAGTTCTACGTTCAAAACTCCATTGACATAATCCAAATCCTATACCATTACCAGCTTCAATTAAATTTTCATTAAATTCGGATTCTGCTTCAATGTTGCCCATAGCTGCTGCTATACTTTTTTCTGGTAGCCCTTTAGCTTTAAGGAAGAACCACACACTTTTTTCAACCTTTTCAGTACTTATTTTGTATCACCCCAAACTAGAACAAAATCTTTACCAAAATTGAATTCATTTGGGTTATCTTCCATTAAATTAGGATTTAGCTTAACTATATATGCAGAACCAATATTTAAATAACTGTACTGCTCTAAGAGGTTTAGCCCACATACTAAAGGAAGTGAATGAATTAAGTCCTCTCCATCTGAATCTCTTAAATCCATTTCCCAACATTTTTGTTCTGTGTTATATCTTAAGAAGAAAAAAAGTTTAAGTTTTTCTCCATCTACAGGAATAGTGCTTGTAAATGTTTGATTCGGACTTGGTGTTAATGGTATTTGTACTGTCACTCTTTATCACCTTATTTCTTGTAATAAAAAAGAGCTTAGAAAATTTCTAAACTCTTTTTAGTATATTAAATTCCTATACTTGTAATATCCAATAGACTTATTCTATTCGTAGCATTATCTATTTTATAAGCATCTCCTGTTTGCATATCTACTAGGAAATCATATTGATAAGAATCTACAACTGTCTCTTTTAAATTTTCATCATAGCGATATAATCTTATTCTATGATAATTACTTCCATCATAGCTATAAGTTCCTATAACTACAAATCTTAAATTAGAATTAAGTTTAATCTTAGATTTTACTATATTTAAAGCATTTGTTTTATTTACTATGCTATTCAAGGTATCATCATCTATAGAGCCATATAGTCCTAAAGCAAATATATTTTTTGTATTATTATTTGCTAATAAATCTGTTATATAATAACTATTTGATCCATTTCCCACTAAAATTATAGGATTCCCATTCAACGCTGCTAAAGCTGATCCACTAAGGGCATCTGCAAAACCTTCTCCAGAAGCTAAAATTGTATTACTAAAATCCATATCATTTTTAAATGTAGTTGCTATATCTAAATTTCTACTATATTTATTATGTTCTTTTGCTATTCTTTTTACATTTGAAAATTTAGATGCTACATTATCACTAATTATATCTGTTCCACCCAAAATATAAGCTTTAGGTATAGTATTATTAGATACAAATTTTTTCTGTATAGAATCTAAAGTATCTTTTTGTGATAACATTATAGGCATCTGCAATTTTCCAGCTATAGGTGCTATAGATAAAGCATCAGTGTAATCATCCCCTGTAGTAAGTATAATTCCATTTGATGTACCTATTTTATTGGCTACTGCTATAGAAGTTGAATATCTATTTGCTCCACATAATCTTTCTGTATCTATTCCCAGGTCTTTTATTTTGCTTTCCACCGCATTACTTAGTACTCCTGTACCACCTATTATAAATACTTTTTTTACTTCTAATCTTTTCAATTCATTTATTGTACCAGGATATAAATTACTATATCTTGGGTCTATAGCTATATTACATGATAAAATAATAGGTGCATTATATTTTTTGGCTAATGGTGCTGCTGACAAAGCATCTGCAAAACCTTCTCCACTAACTACAATAGCATAATCTGACTTTTGCCATCCTTGCTGTACTATTTTTTCATTTGTTTCAAATCTGTCTTGCCCACCTAATCTTGTAACTTGTAATCCCTCTGCCTTTGCATTAAATCCACATAATATTATAAGTGTAAAAGCAAAAATAAATTCCAAAAATTTTTTCTTCATATTACATTCCCCCTATAATATCATGATACCTTAATATTACAGGAAGATAAAGTATTAATTACCTAAAAGTGACGATAACAAACTTTTATCAGCTTTAATTACCTTCTGGTCACCTTCGTTTGTTTGCTCTGATTTATGCGGCCGTTCTGATACTTTAACAGTAGTAACACTTACAACAAATATTTGTTTTAATGTAACTGTAGCCCTTAATCCATAAGTAGTCTTACTATCATCTGTAGTACTTATAGTTTCAACCATCATGTTGTTATAAGTACCTAATCTTGTAACCACTGTTATAGGTAATCTTTTATGTTGTAAATCTCTAAGCTTTTTATATGCACTTACAGATCTAGAACTACCCGAGAATTGACTAGGAACAATACTAGTCATAACATCACTCATGCCTATATCAAATGTTAATCTTGCAGCTTCCTCATAAGCATGGTCTGCTATATCTGCCCCCGTTTGAACTGGATGTTCTGTAATGTTTAAGGAGGTATCATGTTGGGTGCTAAATATAGCATCAAAGATAAGGCTTTCCGTACCTGTATTAAAATAGGTCTTTAATACCTGTTCAGCCATTTAAAACACCCCCTGTAGATTCCTTGTATTTATACCCGAGAGCTTTTTACCTATTGCATTCGCATTGGCATTAGGGTTGTTTCCGTAAACATTTATAGTATTGGTGTTACTTACTTTATTATTGCTGTTGGATGTTGTATTATTATTAGCTGTACTACTATTATTTGTATAGTTTGGAGCAATAGCTTTACTGCCTTTTATATCCTTGTTATAAACCTCAACTTTTTCTTTTATATCTTTTCCATCTGATCCTGTGAAGAATTCTTTAGTTTTATCCCAAACTCCTTTAGACCACTCCTTGATGTCCCCCCATACTTCTTTTGCTTTTTCTCTTATACCTTCAAAAACTTTTATAGCATTTTCATAATACTCATCCCAACCATTTTCTTTGATTTTTTCTTTAAGTGATTCTTTTAAATCACCAAATTTATTCTTGATGCTTCTCATAGCATCAAGTCCCTTTTCTTTAAAGAATCCAAATACACTTCCTATAACTGATTTCCCACCTCTTAAAAATGTGAAAAGATCGTCGAGAAGTGCAATAATTAGTAATATCACTCCAACCGGTCCTGCCATTATTAAAGCTGCTATAACTCCTATTAATTTTAAAATTTTCTTTATTGGTCCTGGTATTTTTTCTATTAATCCTATTACAAAACCAACTATTTTAGATATTATTGAAAATATAGGCTCTAGTACTCTAAATATTAATAATAAAATTCTTAATACTATACCTATAGCAGAACCTATTACCTTAGCTATACTAGGAATTATTTTTATAAACTTATCATTAAATCTTGATAATTTTTGTTTAAATTCTGCTAGTGGCCCTGCCACATATTTTAAAATATAATGTCCTATCCATTGAAAAGCTAATTTCCCAAATTGCTTCAATCTCTTGAATTCTAGTCCTAACCCTTGAATAACTTTTATGTTGTCCTTGAATTCTGGTGGTAGTCTTAATTGCTGAGAATCTTTTCTTAATTGATTAAATTGTTTTAAAAGAGTTGGACTTAACCACAAATCTTGCATAGTTACTCCTAATGTTTTAAGAGCACTATCTATATCTCTAGCATTTTCCTTTGTAGTCCATAACTGCCTTGATAATTTTTCATATTGTACATCTTGCTTTCCTAATTCATTCAAGAAATTACTTATCTTTTTTATTGCTGCTACTGCTGCAACAACTGCAGCAACAACAACAGCTATACACGTTGCCCCTTTTAAAGAAAATTTTAATAGTGATTTACCTCCATTTGCAGCTAATGCTTCCGTTGATGCTTCTACATCTTTTAACCCACCTGTTGAGCTTTTCTTAAAATCTAATATACTTTCCTTTGACTTTGATATACTTTTTATTAGGTTTTTAAATCCACTATCTATACCACCATCATCTTTTACATTATCTTCAGGTTTTTTTATGTGTTGTCCTTTAAAAGCTTTTATATTCTTTTCTTTACCTGTATATTTTTTTATATTTTTAGGTATAGGCTTATCTTCTTTTTTATTAATATCTATTTTAGATAAATCACTATATAGTTTCTTTACAGCCTTTATATCTTTTAATACTCCATTAAGAGGTTTCTGTAATTCTGGAAATAGTCTTCCTATAGAACTAGATGATCCAAATAAATTAAAAAGGTTTTTCATAGCTTCACCGCTCTCTGAAAAACCTTTTTTACTATTATCGTTAAATTTTTTTATTTTTTCTTCTGTTACCTGTATAGATGTTTCTGCATCTTTAGCAGAATTAGAATCTACATCAAACCCTATCCCTATAAGATAACTTTTTATAAGATCTACTGCCAATTACATCACCTCCTTTTGTGCTGCTTCATTTGCTCTACGCTCATTTTCTGACTTTACTGCCATTATTTCATGTGCATCTAGTAAATCATCAAGACTATAAGTTCCATCCCAAACCTCATGCTGTTTCCACATACCAGCTACAACTGGACTATATAAATAAGCATCTACATTTTTAAATTCTGCAGGGATGTAGTTAATTTCTCCGTTATTGAAGTCAAGGGGCTTCCGTCGAAAAAACCTTTCACATTGAAAACTAGAGATTGAATAGTCAAGTTTGTTAATAATGATGTATCTAATTCAATATTCATAATTCCGAAGTTTCCATACTTATCAAGAACTTTTGCTGGTCCTGCAGGTAATATTTCTTCTACAACCCTGAGACAATTATCTTGTATATATCTAAATTCATCTTCTTGTAAATCAAAAATAGATGACATTAAATCTGTAAGATTAATATCATCTAAGCTAATATCTTCTGTATTATCTACTTTTATATTTTTAAAAATTGGAGTTAATATTTTCATTAGTTTAAATAACATAAATGAGCCTGTTCTTGCATCCATCTTATTCAATCTAAATTTACGTTCATTTATTTCAATATCTTTACATGTTTCCACCATTTAAAATCCTCCTAACTTTCTGTTATTTCTGCCGCCATTAGATTCCATGTAACTTGTTGGCCTTGAGCTTGATATGATCTATCCGCTAATTTTTGTGGTGTTACACCCGTACAAGTGGTTATATCTCCTAAATTATTAGACTTTATTGATATAACCATTTTAGCAAATTCAGACGAATTTGCTACATCTACGTAGTTATACCAACGCAATAAATATTTATTAAGCTCTGACGTTTGTTGCATTGTTACTGCTAATGTACCATTCTTTCCAGGCATTTTTGATATCATGACATGACCATCTGAAGCCCTATCATGTGCAGTTTTATCATCTGCCATAGCAATAGATATGCTCCCCATCCCAGCCCCACTTGATGATGCAGTTCCTACACCAGGATGTATAAAGGAGCAAGTAACATCCTCAAAACTATAAGTGCTATACATAAAACCACTCCTTTCTATCTATTTACATACACTCTGATAGAGACAAATTCTATTGATCCTGCTAATTTAACTAAAATATAAATAGGAGGCGATTTTCTTGCTTCCCTATCAGTTTGAGATTGGTTGTCTATGCTATCAGCTAGAACCATGTATCCTCTAGGTAATGTATCACCTGTTTTTACAGATAATATTGATGATGTATTCCAAATACCTGGAGCAATAAACCCTGTATTTCTAGCTTTCTCTAGTGGTGCTGTAATATAATTTAAAAGATTATCCATTCCAGGATCGGTTTGTGGAATTTTTGATGATGTTTGTAATGCATTTAGCACTGCAGATTGTATATTATTTGTTAAAATATCTAAATTTAAAACCTCATCAAACGGTGTTCCATCAGCCATTACTCCATTTTCAAACATATTATAAACAGTACCTCTAGCAATATAAACATTGCAATTATTATTCTTTAAAATGGTTACTTGTGTGCTTGTTAAATTTTCAGGTTCTACTCCAACAACTAATTGATTTTTTAGTGTAAACGCGGAACTTGCAGTTTGAGTATTGGATGCCATAGCATATCCTCCAATTCCTATTGCAGCATTTTCAGTATTAGTAGAATATTGTCCTAGTGCTCTATGAACTCCTGATTTTTTTAATGTTTCAACTACATTACCAGGCTTATTTTCTAATACTTCACTATCACTTGTTGTATAGAAAAAAACGCTTTCTGGACTAGCAGAATCCATATATTTAGCTATTTCTATTATTTCATTTTTCTCAATTCCACAAACATATCCTATATACCATTCGGCGTTTTTCTCTCTACAAGCGGTCATTGCTTGTACTGCACTTTCATTATTTTTATCCCAAACCCCGATAGCCACTTTTGTTGGCCTTGGTATCTGAGAAAAATATAATTGTGCTGCAAGATACTCTGGTTCCGTTCCTTTCCATCCATCTGCTGTCATATCGCCTATTTTATTATAGGTCTTAACTCTGTCATTAGGACTTATCACCGTAGATTGTCCAACTATAAGTGCTAAATTAAAATTAGTTCTTACAGCAGTAACTGGCCCCAAACTTACAGACACGTCTACCGTATCGCTTAAAGGTAAACTCATTATTTATCTCCTCCTTTATCTATTAGGAACAATCCTTATATCTGTACCAGTAATATAAGGCACTTTATTTTCTCTAATAACAGCTTCATTAAAAGTTGATGAAAAATCTGTTCTCTCCCACCACTGGCCATTATAATACTCCGGTAAACGTGTTGGCATTGGTACATCTGTTATTAGGAAAAGATTCTTTTCTTTAAATTTTTTCATATAATCATAATCAAATATTAAATGCCGAATTATATCCGCATTATCATAGCTATTAGGTCCATATAATGTCCAATTAACTTTATGAACTCTTGTATATCCTGTTTTTTTCTTAGCATATGCTTTGTCTTCTTTATCAGGATCAATTATAATATTTTGTTGCCTTGCCATCTTGTCATCTACTGGTGTTATTCTTAAATAAATTACATCTTCATCTATAGACCAGGCTGGTGCACCTTCTGTTTGCCATGCAATCCTTACCTTGCTTTGATTTTCCTCTTTATCTAAATATATCTCTAACATTTCACAAGTTATATCATAGAAAAAATCTTCAATTTCCTTCAGTTTTAGCACTTGATCTGCCATTAGCAACTAGCCTTTCTCATAGCGATAGCTTTGTAATATCCGTAATCACTGTAAGGACTTACAGAATATATTTTATATCTTTCTTCATTCCATAAGAGCTCATCTGAAGTTCCTGAATCCTTTTGTTTGGATATATCTCCTTTACGTGTAGTAAATATTTTTTGTGTGCTATAAATTGCTAATTCTCCACCAACTCGATCACCTTCAGGAATCATTTCTATGTCTTTGGATTTAGCAACACTTATTACTCCAGACATTCCAACTTTATCTTCACTTTGAACAAACCTTCCTTTTTCCCATTTCCCTGATTTTCTAAAAATAATAAAGCCTTGAGATACTCTAGGATCATTTAGTACCCTGGACACATCAATCATTAGCTATCACCTTCCTTAATTGTATAAGTGATACTTTTTCTTAATTCTCCAGTATCTATAAGTGGTTTATCGCTGCCTTTTCTTTTTATAGTATTGTCTGAGTTCTTATGCCACTTATTTTCTGGATTAGTAAACCAATCTCTGGCTATGTTTTGACCTAACATACCTACTTTTTCTAACTCAACACTTAGGTTATTATTATCTAAGGCAGCTTCAGCTACTTTTGCCATTTGCTCTGCTATTGCTTCTTTAGAGTTATCCATTGCAGGTTCTAACACTGGTCTGGGTGGACTGTTCCACAAAGGAGAGCCATTTTCATGCACATACATTTCGTGCGCTTTAGAATATGGGATCCCTGAATCTAAATCATGTTGCATTTTTCTTCGCATTGTAGTATCTCTTACACCATGCGAATGGACATACAACAATTCTGCATTGGTAATTTTGCTATCTGGATGCTCTGTACTATCTGGAATACCTACACAGATAGTTTTTTTAGCTAAATCCTCTAAAGATTTCTTTATACCTTTAGTTAAATCGTTAGTTATGCTGACATTAGTAAATCCATTTAACATATAATCACACCTTTAATGAACATACATACCGCCCTTCCCGAGCAATGTACCTATAGATATTAGTTGCTGGCCATAGGTACTTAAGCTCCAGCCATCCCAACCTTCTATGTTGCTTGTGGTAATACTATAATCTGTACTTATGGACACATCTCCAACACTTATGGATGTGTCTAGACCTTGAGCTTTTCCAGCTTCTAGTATTCCTTTAACTCCACCATTAGCATCTGCTACACCCTGTAAATATAAAGTACAAAAATGTGCTATAAATAAACACATTCCATATTTCCATTGTCTATGCCATCTGCTTTCTTTAATGCAAGCATTTGCCATATCTAAATACATTTCTAATACTATTAATGGGACTGTTTCTTTGAACTGCGGATATACTTGGTTAAAATCTTCTAAAGTAAAAGGTGGACTAGTTCCAGGTTTTATATTCCCTGCACTACCTATTAATCCATTTAATTTACTCATAATATCACCTATTTACTCTTTTCATCTGTTTTAGTTTCTTCTGATTCATTATTACTGCCTTTTTCTTTATTTTTATTTTTACCTTTATTCTTTAAATCTCCATTTTCTGCTGCTACTTGTTGTTCTCTACTTTCTATAACTGTTAATGTTCCATCTGATTTAGCTAGCTCAAATAAAGGTGTATCTTCCACCCAATCTGGTACATCTGTCATTTCAAAATTTTTGACTTTAACTCTTTCATCCCCATTTATAAAAAGTAATGATTTGTTTGAATATATTCTCATATTTTCCTCCTTAATAGAAAAAGCTTTAGCAATACACTAAAGCTTTTAATTTATTAATTTAAATTATTTTTTATATACCATCTGCATATATAACACATTGATTATATAAGAACTTAACTTGTCCTATATTAGCCATATAAGCGGTTAAATAAGCAACATCCTTAACACTAGGTCCTGTCATTCCCCTCATAAGTGGTACTGGTATATCAATCAATACTTTACTTTCATCATTTACATATGCTACCATACGGTTGCTTTTGTTAAGTCCAGCCTCTACGCACCATCTGCTAGGAACAATTACAAGTTCAACTCCTTGATTTTTAGCTATGTTATTTTCTAATAAGTAAGTTAGTATAGATACATTACCAGCTTCACTAACCTTTCTAGTGGTAATGTAGGTATACTGTTGCGGACTAACTAAAATATGATTTGGCATACCTCCTAAGTCATATTCTGAATTAGTCCATGCTTCAGTTAAGACAGTATTAATATCATCTAATATTTCATCTGGTGTTTTAGAAGACCAATCTGTTTTACCAGATTTCCCCTTAGCTACAGTAGTAATCGCAACTGATGAATTATTTACTAATCCATAAACATCCTCTTCCTCTACACCTTTATAAGTTATATAATCTATGGTTTTATTGTAGTTTAATCTAATACCATCATCTAAAATACTATCTAAACTTCTTCCTATAGATTGCATTTTCTGTTGATCTATAAAAGGTATCTTTAGTATATTAGACCAAGGAAATACTTTGTAAACATCTTTACTTGTGTTAGCTTGCATCATAGGTATATTATTTGTTTGCCCTCTAATTAATCCAAGGTTATTTCCACCTGTAGTTGCATAATCTACAAATTGATTAGATGTATTTTCTATCCATCCACCACCGGTTTTAGCTACTATATCTCTCATCCATGTTATACTAGTTAATGGCTCATTTAGTTTTGGATCTCTTTTTTCTAACTCCCCTAGTAAAAAAGCCATACCTGTTCCATTACTAGCTGCATCCATTGCTGCTCTTGTAGTAGTTACATTTCCAAATGCATTACATACTTGTCCGTTATAAGCATTTATATTTGTTGTTAATCCACTCATATATTGCACCTCCTATATAGTCCTAGTAAGAATTGTTACTTCAGCTACTCTATTCTTATCTAGCTTATTTGTAGCCCATTTTAAATTCGGAATTTCTACAGTATTATCTGCATCTGCTATTGCTTCACATTGTCCAACTTTTCCATCAGGAATTGATGGGTTTTCTTTTATTCTTATATAAACTTTTCCGCCTGCAGTTGGAGTACCATTATTACAATTAACTGTTATACTTCCTCTATTGAGTACATCCATAATTCCATTTGGAAAGTATGCACCCGCGGAAGAATAATAATCTATAGTTTGTTTAACTTCTCTTACTGCAATACCCACAAAGTCATTTGCTGTATTGCCTTCACCAAACTTACTATAAGTATTATCTGGATTTAAAACAACAGCCTCACCGAATAATACTGGTGAAGCTGTCTCTTTACTATCTTGTATATTACTTTGTAACTTTCTTGCTGTTATTATAGTGTCTACACTTCTAGACACCGTACCCGGATAACCTAGATTTAATTCAATTCCTATTGCTACACCTGGCATATTATTTTACCTCCTTATAATGTGGATTAAATTTTTTCTTATAATTTTCTCCTATAGATTCTGCTTCTCTGGCTTTTGCATCCTCAGCTTTTTTCCTATCCATAGCATTTTTTCTTTGTGCTTTTAATATATCAGCATAACCATTACTACCTTTAGATGTCTTTTTAGTATTTTTAAATGCACTTAAAAGAGAATCACACGCTTTTTTCTTTTCTGCTTGATTACTCATGTTTGCTATTATAGGTTTCATTGCTTTTAATGCCATAACCATAGCTTTGTTGCTATCTGCATTGGCTATTGGGTTTTTAGGTCTATCTTCAGGATCTATTACTACACCATCTGGAATATCCTCATCTGTTATTTCTTCTACTGGAACTGTAACAGATTCCTCTTCATCACCTACAGTATTTTCTTTGCCAGCTTCTAGTTTATTAATTACCTCATCTATAGCTTCTTCTGGTGCTTTTTCTTTGTTTTGATTAGCTATTAACTTTTCAACTAAACTACTCAATTCTGCTACTTGCTGTGTAAGTTTAGCTACATCTGGATTTTCATCTTTAACACCTGATTCATCTTCCTTATTTTCTTTAGTTTCTATTATATCTTCATCTTCCCCTGTTCCTCTTTCCTCTACTAATTGATCTAAAGTATTAGATATTTCGTCTGGTTCTGCATCTGCGGCATAATGCTTAAATCCCAATGCTGTTAGGATATTAGTTACTGGTCCCTTTTTTTGTGGTATTTTTACTTTTTTACTCACTTTCTTCTCTCCTTCCAATTTGTTATTTTTAGAATCCTTTATAGATACACGATTACCTGCTCTTCCAGCTTCTACAACTGCTACATGATTGCCTCGTATATCTATTTGACTATATGTTCCATCTTCATTTTCTTTATAATCACATTCATACCCACAACTTACCTCACGCTTACCTTGGTCTACTTCATCAATTAGAACTGAATCATAAATAATAAGGTCTGCGATTAATAAGTCAGGCTCTTTTTTATCTTGTCTTACATTTTGTGTAGTTCCTTTTATGAATATTTTTGAGTTTTCAGGCGTTAGTAAATCTGGTGGATGTTCATCTGTAACGGGCTTACCTTCAAATGATGCAATGGCCGAGTTACTAAATACTTCAGCTGGATCTCTGTACACTTTTATCAGTTCATTTTGATTGCCTTCAATTCCTAACTCTTGAGGTAGATACTCATACCAACCAGTACGAGCAATAGGCACGTTATGACATATTAAAAAACCCTCTGGTGTTCTAGTCATATTAGGGCTAAAACGTGATCCGTAAAATGCTTTCATATATCCTACTCACCTCCTTTCAAGTAATTTTAGACAAAATAAAAAAGCCTTATTGCTAAGACTCGAATGGATTACTATTCATGAAAATATAAATCTTTTAAATATTTAATCCCATACATGCTATCATGAACTTACCTGTAGCATTTTCAAGCTCTTCTTCTGTTATTTCTGATTCGTCCTTTTCATATAGAGTTATTAGCGTATCTAAACTCTCCCTTACTTTCTTTAATGACTTTATAGTCTTTTCATCTGCTAACTTTGACATTTTTTATTCACCCCTTCTATTTTACTTTTTTTATCCTATTCCTAAATTCTTCATCACTTTCATCAAATCTTTGTTGTATGCCTATATCATTGTTATATTTATCAATTAAAATTCTTTCTAAAGTTTCCACATTATCATAGAGTATAACATTGCTATCTCTTTCAATACATTCTTTTATTGCTGTTTCTAAATCTACTTCTTTATAAAATTCTTTGTAAAATTTTATTTTTTCACCTTTGTAACAAGGTATTAATTTTATTTTTGCTTCTTCTATCTCAACTTCAAAAGTTACTAAATTGTTACCTAATAACTTTTCCATATAATCATTCAATGTATCCTTAAAATTTTCTCCATTTTCTTTGTTATTACGTTTACCTATAAAATCACCACATATACTTCTGACATGTTTTTCTATTTGTTCTAATTGATTTTGCCACTCTTTATCTTGTTTTAAGAATTCTTTCTCACTTATATAACTCATTTAATCCTCCTATATTATTTCTTCAAACTGCTTTCTAGTCATTCTTACAATGGAGTTATTATAATATACCTTACATGGCCATTTAATAAAATCAAGACTTACTACCGGCTCTGGGTAACATCTGCAATTATAAATGTTGCCTGCATGATAGTAGCCTACAAATTTTTTACCTATTAATTTTTCGGGGCTAGGTGGATTGTTCCAATTAATTAAAACACCCTCCATATGATCGTGGCTCTTTCTTACTCTTTGATCTTCTGAAGTCCTCCATATGTACCAATTTAGCCCTATATTTTCACATCTAGCTTCAGTTAATGCGGTGCTTGTTTTGCTAACTTCGGTTCTTGCTATTAACTTGGCCTTAGACTCCAGCATATATGGTACTTTCTTTTGTAAATCCTCTGCAATAGCCTCTGCTCTTCTACCTTTAAAAACTTCCTTAGCCACATGCTCTGTAATATCTTTAGAAACATTTAAAGGCATACTCTTAATTAAGTATGCATTCCTTTGTATCTGTTCATTTATTGCCCCACCTATAGGTCCTTTAAGTTCTTTCTTTAATGCTTCATATATCTCTTTACCTTTACTATTTTTCTTTGCCGCCTCTCTCCATGTATGCCCTGAGTCTGTAAATAATTGAGTTACCATTTTCATAGCTTCCCTATCCGCATACCTTTTAAACTCTGGACTATTAGCCACTTTTCTTAATTCTTTTATAAATTCCTCTGTTGTCTTTAATTCTTTTAATCTTCTTTGCAGTTTTTTTACTAATTGTTTAAGCCTTCTTTTATACATTACTTCTATACGTCTTTTGGGTTTCCACAAATCTTTAGCTGTATTCTTTTTAATCATCTTAACACCGCCCTAAATGCAGGCATAATAAAAGCACCTACTAATGTCTACTTAGTAAGTGCTTATTAATTATATTGTGCAATTATAGAATTTGCTTTTTTTTCTGAAATATGCTTAAAATCATCTTCAAAACCTATAAATGCTCCAACAGCATCATTGTTTTGTTCCCATGTTTTCCTTTGAGATGTCCAATCTTCTACTACTCCTGATTTACGTCTGACTAAATAGTTTCTATTACCAGGCAAAGTAGGTAAAACTGTCTGCATCATATATTCCCATTTCTCCATATCAATCACCCTTTCTTATAGTTTTTGATATTGTCAATATCTTTGGGTTTAGGTAATTTTGAGGATATATTTTTCATAATTTGGCTTAATTCTTTCGAACGTTCTTTACTGGTATTAACATTTCTTGCTTCTTCATATAGTGGATGTATCTTATTTTTTACATCCATACTCTCCTCTGAATGAATCTGTAGTTCAAATTTTTGACCTTCTGGAGATATAGCATTAATATGTACTCCTTTATAGTCACTAATAGTATCAAGATATTTATTATCTATTTCTATTACATCATACCCTTTTTCTGTCAGTATTTCAATAGTTTTTAAAGTATTGTTAGCTATTTTATCATGTTCACATAATTGTGTATATCTAACAATGTCGCCCATAGACTCAATTGCCTCTTTTTCTGTAAATCCTATTTTCTTTTTCCTTGCAATTTTATCCTCAACTGATGAAGCAGTTTTAACGCTAAACTCTAGTCCATACATCTTAGAGTTTAGTTCTTTAGCAATGTCATTCATTACTGGTGTTATCACTTTTTCATTTTTCCTATTATTATCATATATTCTTTGTATTTCTTTACTACAATTCTTTAATATACAATCTTTTTCGGCTTCACTTCCAGAACCTCCACCTTCACCACTTCCTCCTATTTCTCCTGGCCTACCTTGGTGTCCAAAGTTGCCACTTCCTTTTCCGCCATCAGTTGCCGGCAACATATCACCTAATGGCAAATTAAAATTTATATCATTATCATCCTCAGGCATATCTCCAGTTGGATCTATATCATCATCAGCATTAGCTATGTCTTCATCCGTTATGTTAGTAAACATACCAGTACTCTCACTCATCTGTCGCAACTCCTTCAAAGAAGTTTTTTGACTTATTAATCCAGCATTAAAAACATTAATTATTGAATTGGTTTTCTTATCTACAATATTGGATAACTCATCCTCTGATGGTGATCCTATAGGATTAAACTCATAGTCTAAATCATCTGGAATTGCTCCAAACTCTGACATAAACATTATTGGAACTAATTTATCTAATACAGGCCTTAGTTGAGATTCTTGTTTTTGTTCTATTAAATCATAATAGTTCTTCATATCACTTTCACCAGTAGCATTAAATCCTGCTGGGCTTCTTCCAAATAAACGCGTAACTGGTATTTCAGCAGCACCAGCTACATCTAACATAAATGATTCATATATATCATTTAGGCCACTAAATGAATATTGATGCGTTTCAAATCCATCTTTTTCATTTAGTATATACATTCCCATATTAGACATTAGCCAATTTTGTGCTTGTATTGTATTGTATAAATCTTTTTTTGCTTCTTCATCTCCTATAGCGAGTAACTCTCCTAGGTCTGCCATTTTAAGCACTCTTAGGTTAGCCAAAAATACAAGTTGTGCTATATTCCAACTTGTATTATCTCTTTTCTTTAATTCATCAAAAATAACCTCTACATCTGAGGCTCCCCACTGCTGTTCCGCGTATTTTTCCCAATTAGGTAGCTCTCTCCCTATAAATCTTAATACCCTACTATGATGAACTATTACATTATCTCCTGTTTCTGTACTCCAATAATAATATTCAGGAAGTCCAAAATCCGGATCTCCTAAGTCTTCTATGATTTCATCTCCTGGAGTTAAACCACACCATCTATCTGTTACAATCATACCTTTAAAACTTCCAGGCATAATCATATCATAATCTAGTTTTTGATCTAATATATCTTCGTGGCCATCTATAATGATTACTGCACCTGCACCACCATATAGACGACCCCATTTAAGTCCTTCTAATATATCTCTTTGTACTCTTGCAGTACGTTGTAGTGTATCAAGTCTTTTCAATGCTTCTGGCTTTAATTGTGATTTTATAGTAAACCAATTCTTACACATATCTTCTGGTATACAATCTATTACTTTTCTTACTATCCAATGTGACCTATACAAACTATTCATAAGTTGAAAATTTTGTGTGAGTCTAGTCATTGGATAATCCGTGCTTTCTAATAAATTTGAAGTTCCTGCACCTAATCTAGCCAATACATTAGAAAAAGCATCCATTGCAGTTCTTTTTGAAGGTTTAGAGTTTACTTTTGAATCCTTACTATATTTTCTTTTTTTACCCACTTTACTAAACCTCCTTTCTTGTTAAATATTTAATACCATAAAAGGCTATATACAAAAGCGAATAAAATTCCAAATGCAAGTAAATATATTATTAAATCACCTATTATCAAACTTACTTTTACAAAATAATAATTTTTATCTTTTTCAATTGGTTTCCATTCTAATCGTTGACTACTTATTCCAATTTTAAGAAATAAACACCAACTAAAAAATAACCCTAGTATTAAAACTCCTAGAGTAATTAAAATTTTAATTTTATATCACCTTCTTTAACTTCGTAACTAAATAATGATTTAGCGAAGTTAAAAGCTATAATACTCTTTAAACGCTTATATTAAGCCATTCTGTAACTTCGCATTTTCATTTTTCTACAAACATATTCTCATTTATATTTTATACATGAATATTTATACATAAAACATTGTATAGCAGTGTATATATTCATTGTTTACCTTGCTAATCTTCTAGGTCTAATTATAGTTTTTACAAAATATCTTAAAGCATCTGCTCCGTGGTCATTTTCCTTAACTGGTTTTTCTTCACCTCTTTGGGATGCTTTTTTATCCCATACATAGCTTAAAATATCACTTAAACTTCTTTTACAATTAGATTTAACCATTTTAATCTTACGTTGCTCTATTAATGTAGAAGTCATTCTTATTCCATCTGATACTTCATTATCAGCTGGCTTTATTCTATATCCTCTATTCCTCATTTCTGATTTAAAACTTGCAGCACTTGGGTCTAATATTATAGCAACTGGTTGAGGTCCATGTTTTATAAATTCTTCTAGATCATCACCATATTGCTTATCTGTTTTTTGTATCATCTTAACTTTACTATCATAGTAATATTCCTTCGTTATCCATACGATGTCCCCATCATCATAAATATCTAAAAAAACCATTGGATTAGTGGTACCATAGTCAATTGAGATATATCTTCTCGCTTTATGTTCTAATCCTAAAGGAAGTTGTTCTTCTGTAATTTCATTTTCTTCTGACCACATATCAAATATTGCACCTTCAGCCATAGACCAAAGGCCTAAAATATACCTTTTGAAGAATACCCCTACATACATGCTGCGATATCTTGCTTTAATTTTTTTAGATAAACTTAAGTTATCATCCATGGTAAAGTGCAAATATAATATGTTCTTTAATTCTACACCTTTTGAAATAAGATCATTTTGCTGTTCCTTTCTTAGATATCCAACTGATTTATCTATCCAATTTACTTTAAACCAATGCATAGGCCCGTCTGGGTTACAATTAAACCAAAACTTTGAGCCATCTACAGAACAACGTCCAGTAGCTTGATTAACAAAAGACTCCGGCATTAATGCAGCTTCATCAAAGAATGCTCCTGCAAGAGTTATGCCTTGGATAAGATCTTGAGATCCTTCATCTTTTCCCCCAAAAATGTAATAATAATTACTTTTTTTATTTTTGCTAATGATAAAAACATTATCACCTATCTCTGAGTATTTAGTTACTTTATATCCTCTGCTCCAAAGCATCAATTTTAACCAAAACCATACGTTACGTTTAAAACTTCCTACAGTCTTACCGCACATACCGAGATTCTGTCCATTAAAATTTTCAGTAGCCCAAATAACAAAAGATAGTGCCATAGATACTGTCTTACCACTTCTTATTGCTCCATCTGCTATGATTCCATCTGCATCTTTTACTGGACTGGATTCTGTCCACCAATTCAATACTTTCCTTTGCTTTTTAGAGAATGGTTTGAATTTAAATACTACTTTAGTTTTCTTCTTCATCTGCCCAATCCTCCTGAGCTGTACAATTTAATGCTTCAATAAATCCATCATTCTCTATAATTGAATCATCTGAATCGCTAATTTTATCAATTTCGGCATTAAGTTTTTTGTTTTCAAGATTTAGTCTTTCAAGTTTAAGTTTTTCTTCAGCTTTGAATTTTAACATTCCATGTAAAGAATCTATTGCCTTAGTCTTATCATAAAGTTTTATTGATACTCCATACTTATTCTGTTTAATCTCATTTATCAAAGTCCCATCTATTTCATCACTGGATTTAGCTAAGACCTCATTGTATTTATGATCTTCACCTCTTACTTGAACATCTAAAAAGTCATTCATATCACAATTTATAATGTCAATATTTTTTTGGATTAGGTCTTGTACACTCATACCTATATTGTCATAAAGTTCTTGCAGTTGCTTTTCAATTTCCTTTCTAACTCCCACGTTTTCCCACAGTTCATATGCGTGGGCATTTGCATTTTCCCAACTGCATTGATAAGCTTTCATATATGATTTAGTCTTATTTCTATATTTAATATAATAAACACAAAAGAGCCTTTGCTTATCAGTAAGTTCAGTATTTTTTGATACCTCATTTACTTCTTTAAGCTTAGGCTCTGCTTTATTATTTTTAGTTTTATTTTTTGTTGCAACATTCTTCTGTTGCGTTGCACTTTTTGTTGCAACATTTTTATTTATTTCACTATCCCAGTTCTCTCTATTTTTTCTACTTCTTAAAGTGGAGTATTTAACTCCATGCTCTTCTGCAAATTCTTTTAACTTTACATTACCATTTAGTTTTAAATATTCTTCTTTAATTAAGTTCCAATCTGGCCCTCTTATATTTTCCATACCACCACCTCATTGCTAATTGCTTCTTTGTTTTGTATATAAAAAAGAGCCCTGTTAAGAGCCCTGTACATTTAAAAATATCATCTTTAACCCTTGTAATATAAACATTATAGTATATTCTACGCCTTTCTCCGTTAGTTTTTCTTTAGCCATATCTACAAACTTTTGTTGAATATTACTGGTATCTTTCTTTATACTTTCTAATTCTTTCTCAATAATTAATAAATTAGCTTCTTCTACTTTTCCCTGAAATTGAATAGCGTTTATTAATGATTGTAAGTTTTCCACAATTTCTTTATTATCTTTGTTAATGCATTGTATAAGAAATAGCATCAATTTTTGTGTTTCTAAAGTTTCTTTTTGAATTCTTAAACTTTCCTCATCTCTTTCCTCTTTTTCTTTATTTTTTATAGCTGCTCGATTTATTATTTTATTGGATTCTTCATTTGGTTTTATAGTAGTATAATTATTTACTCTTGATTTATATACTTCACTCTTTAATAACTTAGCCCTATCCTGATCAAGTTGGTACAACTCTCCGATATTCCCTTTTACATATTTAGTCCAATTATTATCCACTTTTTCACCTCCTTATATGAATTTCTACATTTTAGGAGGTTTTCCTTCTTTTTATAACAATTATCTTTGCCTTAATGCACCATTAACTCTTATATAACTTCTTTCTTGCATACATTCCTTTAGATTGTCTGCTATATTTTCTTTCTTAACTTTTCTACTAGAACAGTAAGGACACACTAAGTACCCCTTTGTATTTTCTAATTCTTCTGATAACAAAACAAATTCTTTTCTACAACTACAACATACATAACTTGTGTAAATACTTAGCATCTCCTCACATCCTTTTAAATATAATTACCTAAACTAATTTTAGGTAAGTAAAAAGACACCTGGAATTAACCAAGTGCCCTTTAGTACATACACAATACATTATATATTTTTTATTTTAGCAGTTGTCCTTTTGTACGATAAGACCCTGCTTTATATAATTTCACTTATTACCATAATACCACATATAATTCGGTGTTTTCGGTGAAATTATAAATTATTTAAATATTTATCATGTATTTCTTTTCTAGGATAACTTTCGTGATACTTCCCAATTCTACTGGCAATTGCCTGCCAGCTTAGATTATCAATATATCTGTATTGAAATACTCTGCGTGTTTTTGAATCTGGAATATTGTTTATGAATTCTTCTATCTGTAGTTTCATATCTTCACATTTATTTTTTCTTTTGCTTAATAGATTATTTAATCTAATTAATCTTTCTCCTTTTTTATCTGCTTCTGGATAATTATACCCTTCAATAGTAAATTTTCTTTCTGTATAAGGAAAAACATTGCTAGATCCTTTAACACTGTCTTGTTCAATTTTAATCTTCTTATTCTCTAATTTCTCAATTCTATTTTCAAGTTCACTTATTTCTACTTTTAAATCATTGTATTGTTTTAATAAAAATGTAGTATCCTTCATGCTTGTCCTCCTGTAATAGTTTTGGGTCTTCATATACATTCCCTATAACTTCAAAAGTTGTATTATAAAATCCATCTAATCCTGTAAAATCTCTATGCCATCCCCATATAACACCAAACTTGCAATCTTTATATTCTACAACTTTATTACTACTTGCTATAATTTTATTTTTTATTGTTTTATCTTTTATTTCTATGCTTACTATATCTCCCTCATAAATTTCTTTTCCATTCTTATCTTTTAATCCTGTATATTCCAATAACACACATTCTATTTCATTTTCATAATCTAATACAATTAAATCAATATTTTTGTTTTTTTCTGTTATATCAAGCATTCTACGTCCCAAATATATATTAATATCATAATCTTTATTGCTATAATAAGTATTTGTTGTTTTATCATAAACATTAAATTTAATATCTCTATTCATAACTATTCCTCCCTTGAATTTCCACATACTAATGGATTACCATTACAAGCTGCTCTACATATAGATCTATCTTCACAGTTATAGCAACACTCTTCTCCACACATAACTTTACCTAAATTACATTTATAATTTTTAGCATGCTTCATTAATTTGTTGTTTTGCTTGTTTAATACCATTGTGGTTACTACGCTTACTACTGCAGTTATAAACAATATTATCTCTAATTTAGTCATACTGCTTTTACCCTCCTAATTTCCTTTCCCTTTAGGTTATAGACTATTCCATGTTGAAAATCTATCTTTGCTTTTATTCTTTTTCTGCCTCTCTTTAAAATGCATGGATAAGTTATTGTGTAGCTTTCCTCAAATAGTTTTAACTCCCTATTAAAGTACTTGTCCAATTTATCCATCCATGCTTCCATGATTAATCCTCCTTTGTATTATCGTTTTAATACTCTAGTACAGTTAAGGTGTAGAAATACATAGTTTAATCCCTACACCTATTTAGTTTTAAAACTGTCTTTTCCAAATAACTTTTATACTCTTATATTTCTCTTTTAATGTTTCATATAACTCAGTTACCTGTAATCCTGTATTTTCTCCATTGCAGAACCAAACCCCATATTCACTATCTTTATTAGGTTTTCTATATCTTAACTGGAGCTTTTTATCATCACATTGCAAATTAACATTACAATGTGTCATTAATACTAAATAAACATTATCTCTTTTAGCCATTACTTTTACTCCTCTCTGATCTAAACAATGCTTAATTGTTCAAACCCTATAGGTTTATAATTCATAAGTATCAATTCATTTCTTACTGGGCACTTTTCTCCATCAATTCTATTTTTTATTTGGCTGGCCGTACTATATTCAACAATATGCCAATCTTTATATAATTCATCTATTAATGGACTGCTATAATAACAAACCATAGCTTTTCCTTTAATTTTATCTAATCTCTTCTTTAATCTTATATGGTCCTTTTCTTCAAATCCTCCAAAATACATATCTTCATGTTTATGATAGGGTGGATCTAAGAAAAACAATGTTTCTTCTGTATCATAAAATTTTATTACTTCCTCAAAATCTCTATTTAATATATTCCACTCTTTTATTAACTCAGCCATCTTAGGAATTAATTCTGTAGCTGTCATTAACTGCTTGGCCTTATTTTGAGTTTTAGACAATCCTATTCCATTTCTATATTTGTGTCCTCCACCTCCGAAACAAACACGCATTAAATAATAGAATCTTACTGCAGCTTGTAAATTATCTTCTGGCCATGCTTCCCATTTCCATTTTTCAAATAAGCTTTCACTATAGGGTAATGAACTACATTCGTTATATAACCTTTCCGGATCCTCTTTAAGTACCATCATATAATTTATTAACTTATCATTTATGTCATTGACTATAGTTAATTTTGCTGGTTTTACTGTTTCTTTATAAAAAGGTATTGCTCCGGATCCAAAGAAACAATCTACAAATATTTTATGTTCTGGCATTAAATCCAGGTACTTTTCTTCTTTACCATGTTTGCCACCTATCCACTTTATATTGCTTACATGTTTAAGTTTCACTTTATCACCTCTATTTATATCTTCCTACGATATCTTTTTGTATTCATATTTTACAGTTTCTTCTGATAGTTGCGCATAAATTTGAGTAGTTGCTGGGCTCTCGTGGCCCATCAAATGTTGTATAATTGGCATTGGCATACCACTATTAATTTTGTATGTCGCAAAGGAGTGTCTAAATAAGTGAGGATGTATTGACTTTTCTATTCCTGCCATATTCGCTATCTTTTTAAATTCTCTTTGAATACTTCTTTTTCCTAATCTATGATAAGGTTTTTTGGATGTAACGAATAATGCTGGATCATCATCTTCCCTTGAAAATAAATATTTTTTTAATAAAACTTTGGCTTTTGTATTGAAGTAAACTTTTCGTTCCTTATCTCCTTTACCAACTACAAATAGGCTCATTTCATGCCAATTAATATTGTCTTTATTTACTTTAAAAACTTCATCCAATCTACATCCTGTAGATATTAAGAACTCTGTCAATGCCTTTTGTCTGTCCGTTTCGCAAGCTTGTCTTAATAATTCAGCCTCTTCCTCTGTTAATGGCTTCCTAACTCTTTTAGGCTCTTTAGTTTGCTTTAGTTTAGCAGCAGGATTTTTAGGTATATACTCTTCAGTTGCAAGCCAACCAAAGAAACTTTTTAAAATTGATATTTGTCCGTTCATACTACTTGGTTTCATATTTTTACATCTCGCAGCTAAAAACATCCTCAGGTCCATTGTTTCTATGGCCGCTAAAGGTTTTCTTAAATAATCTGCAAATATTATTAAGTTATACCTATAATTTTTCAATGTTTCTAAACTTAAGCCATCTAATTTTTTTGATGCTAGGTATATTGTAAGTTTTTCTTCTATATCGCTACTTACAAGGCCTGTCTCCTCTGGCAATATACTGTATTTATATAAAACTTCCTCTACTATGCTTCTAACCTTTAACTGGTCTATTCCCTCAAATTCCATAGACAGATTGCCTACTAATTTAATTACAACTTCATTCTTTGCACTTGTACTATACATATAAATACCTCCCTATATTGCCATTAAAGACATTTTTAAATTTTATTTATATCCTGGGCCTTTTCTTGCATTGTAAATCTAGAAAAATTTTTTAACTTGTTTCCAAAACTCAGAATCTGTATTGTAATCAGCATTAGCTAGTTTTATTATCTCTTCTCTTGTATATTCTATTGCTTCCCATTCTGTATCATCAAAGTCATAGCAACTACAATGCCATCCCTCCAAAATAACCACTTTGTCATCTTCGTCATCTTCAAATTCAAGTAATATTTGTCTACCCATTTCATAATCTGGTTCAGTTGTATGAGCAATTACTATGTTATGTGGTTTTATATCTAAATTTCTCCAATCTACTTTTTTCAT